ACTGGAACAATGAGTGTTGGCAAATCAACACTAGTACATGCTTTAAAAGAATTACCTGAATTTAAAGATTATTTCTTTGCTACTGAACGTAGTAAATATTTACGTGATTTAGGTATTCCATTAAACACTGATAGTACATTAAAAGGTCAAACAATATTCTTAGCTGAACGTTGTTCTGAATTGATGAGAGAAAATGTTATTACTGATAGAACAGTAGTTGATGTGATGGCGTTTGCCCAGTGTGCTAAATCAATTGATGGAGTAGAAAAATTAAAATTTATCCCATATGCTAGTCAATTTATTAAAGACTATGATTATATATTTTACGTTTCTCCTATTGGCGTTCAAATAGAGAACAATGGAGTTAGAGAAACTGATGCTAATTATCGTGATCAAATTGATAGTACTATTAAGTATTTTATTAAAGAAAATCTATACAACATGAAAAGCTTTGGTATTATTTCAGGTACTACAGAACAAAGAATTGAACAAATTAAAGGTTACTTAAGTTTTTGATATTTATATCCAAATACTAAACCAATGAAACTATCAGAATTTAAAAAACAAATAGAAGAAGCAATTATAGAAATTTTAGGTGAAGAAAATGCTATGGTTAAAACTAAAAAAGGAGGAACATCTATAGTGGATATGCCTGTAGATAAATTAAAAACTTTAGCTAAAGATACTAATGTTGTAAGTATTGAAACAACTAGTGGTCAAAAAGTTAAAGGATAATAAATTAAGTTCACTGTAAAGGTTATTTATGTCTCAAGACTTAAAACAAATAATAAGAGATGAATACTTAAAATGCGCCCAAGACCCAGCTCATTTTATGAAAAAATACTGCCACATTCAACATCCAACACGTGGTAGAATTATATTCAATTTATATCCGTTTCAAGAAAAAGTATTACGTTTATGGAGAGATAATCCATATAATATAGTACTTAAATCTCGACAATTAGGTATATCAACTTTAACAGCAGGTTATTCATTATGGATAATGTTGTTTCAACAAGACAAAAATGTCCTTTGTATTGCTACTAAGCAGGAAACAGCTAAAAACATGGTAACAAAAGTTAAATTCATGTTTGAAAATTTACCTTCTTGGTTAAAAATACCTGCGGATGAAAACAATAAATTAACATTACGATTAAATAATGGCTCCCAAATTAAAGCAGTATCTGCGGCTGGTGACGCGGGTCGATCTGAGGCTGTATCACTTTTATTAATTGATGAAGCGGCATTTATTGAAGGAATTGGTGAAATATGGGCATCTGCTCAACAAACCTTAGCAACGGGTGGTGGAGCAATTGTATTATCTACTCCATATGGTACTGGTAATTGGTTCCACCAGACATGGGTTAGAGCAGAAGCACAACAAAATGACTTCTTACCTATTAAACTTCCATGGTATGTTCATCCTGAACGTGATGAAAATTGGAGAAAAAAACAAGATGAATTATTAGGAGACCCAAGATTATCAGCTCAAGAATGCGACTGTGACTTTAATACATCAGGTGATACTGTGTTTTATAGTGAACAATTAGACTTTATTTTTGCTACTTCTGTTAAAGATCCCTTGGAAAAGCGTGGAATAGATCATAACTTATGGATATGGGAACTACCAGACTATACACGAAGTTATATGGTTATTGCTGATGTGGCTCGTGGAGATGGTAAAGACTTTTCAACATTTCATGTTATAGATACTGAATCAAATACGCAAATTGCTGAGTATAAAAGTCAAATATCACCAAAAGAATTTGGTTATTTACTAGTGAGTATCGCAACAGAATATAATGATGCGTTGCTAGTTGTTGAAAATGCTAATATAGGATGGTCAACTCTTGACTCAATCATTGAAAGAGGATACAGAAATTTGTATTATTCTCCAAAAAGTGAGGCGTTAAACGCTGAAACTTATCTAGAAAGAACAGATGATCCATCAAGAATGACACCAGGTTTTACAATGTCTATGAGAACTCGTCCGTTAGTTATAAATAAATTTAGAGAATATGTCGGAGATAAAAGTGTTGTTATACAATCTAAACGTCTTCTTGAGGAAATGAAAGTGTTTATATGGAGAAATGGTCGTCCTGAGGCACAATCTGGTTATAATGATGATTTAGTTATGAGTTTTGCAATAGGAATGTATGTTCGTGATACCGCTTTAAAATATAAAACACAAGGTTTAGATTTAACTCGTGCTACTCTAAATAATATGGCTACAATTCGCCCAAATTCTCAAGGAAATTACACTATGAATGGTAAACCTAATCCATATAATATGAATATTGGTGGGCAAGATGAAAGCATAAGCTGGTTACTATAATATTTATTAAATATAATTCAATTTAAATGGCTGATACAAGTGTTTTTTCAAGATTAAGAAAATTATTTTCAACTGATGTAGTTATTCGTAACGCTGGCGGTAATCAGCTTAAAGTAATGGATGTTAATAGCATCCAAGCAACAGGAGAATTCCAAACTAACGCTTTAGTAGATAGATTTAACCGAATCTATTCTAGTAATAGTACCTCTTTATACGGAGCTCAATTAAACCTTAACTGGAGGTATCTTCGCACCCAAGTATACTCAGACTATGATGCAATGGATACAGATGCTATTATAGCTTCTGCTCTTGATATTATAGCTGATGAATGTACTCTTAAAAATGATTTAGGTGAGGTACTTCAAATTAGAAGTTCAAATGAAGATACACAAAAGATATTATATAATTTATTCTATGATGTATTAAATATTGAATTTAATTTATGGTCTTGGGTTCGCCAAATGTGTAAGTATGGTGATTTCTTTTTAAAATTAGAAATCGCTGAGAAATTTGGAGTATATAATGTTATTCCATATACTGCTTATCATATTATGAGAGAAGAACATTATGACCCTAAAAACCCAGCTGAAGTAAGATACCAATTTAGCCCAGATGGATTTTCAGGAGGAGCCACAGGTTTTTATGGTGTGACAGGACAAGGTACTTATAGCCCTAACAAAAACAACTCATCACTTTATTTTGATAACTATGAGATGGCTCACTTCAGATTAATTACTGATGTGAATTATCTCCCATATGGTCGTTCTTATCTAGAACCAGCTCGTAAATTATTTAAACAATATATTTTGATGGAAGATGCAATGTTAATCCATCGTATTGTTCGTGCTCCTGAAAAGAGAGTATTTTATGTCAATGTAGGCTCTATTCCACCTAATGAGGTAGAAAATTTCATGCAAAAAACCATCACTCAGATGAAAAGGACTCCATTTATGGATCCAAATACTGGTGAATATAATTTAAAATATAACTTACAAAACTCATTAGAAGATTTCTTCATCCCAGTTAGAGGTAATGATGCTACTACTCGAATTGACACTACTAAAGGATTAGATTATACAGCTATTGAGGATGTAATTTACTTAAGAGATAAATTATTCGCGGCTTTAAAGGTACCTAAAGCATTTATGGGTTATGAAAAAGACTTAACTGGTAAAGCAACATTAGCAGCTGAAGATATTCGTTTTGCCCGTACAATTGATCGCATACAACGTATCATACTTTCAGAATTAAATAAAATTGCTTTAGTACATCTATATACTCAAGGTTATAGAAATGATCAATTAACTAATTTTGAATTATCATTAACTACTCCTTCTATTATATATGATCAGGAAAGAATAGCTTTATTAAAAGAAAAAGTATCTCTAGCTAAAGATATTGTTGACGGAAAAATACTACCTACAGATTGGGTCTATGATAATATATTCCATTTAAGTCAAGATCAATTCGATGAATATAGAGATTTAATAGCTGAAGACCAAAAACGTATTTTTAGATTTAAACAAATTGAAAACGAGGGCAATGATCCACTTGAATCAGGTAAATCATATGGTACACCTCATGATTTAGCTGCTTTATATGGTTCTGGAAGAAATGGAATTGGTGTTCCTGATGGTTATGATAAAGATGAACCTCTAGGCAGACCTAAAGAAAAAGCATCTACAGCTAATACACAACAAAGTACTTTAGGAAAAGATAGATTAGGTAATGATGGTATGAAAAAAGGAGATGCAACAGGTGAAGATTTAACTTTAAAAAATAATTTTAAAGGTGGATCACCTTTAGCTTTAGAAACTCAACTTAAAAATAAAACTTTATTAGAATCTCTAAATAAAAAATTATCATTTAAAAAAGAAGAATCTTCATTATTAGATGAATCCCAAATACGAGAATAATATTTTTATATATATTTATTATTAAAATATCTACCCAAGAATGATTATAAAACATTCAAAGTATAAAAACACTAGTATCCTCTTTGAATTACTAGTAAGGCAAATTACAGCTGATACACTATCAAACACTGAGTCCCCAGCTATTAACATTTTAAAAAAATATTTTGGCAAAACTGAGTTAGGTAGAGAATATAAATTATATGAAAGTTTTTTTAGACATACTAATACTAGTGAAGCTAAAGCTGATATGGTTATTAGTACAATTATAGAAAGTTCTAAGCAGTTAAATCGTTCTGTTTTAAAAAGACAAAAATATAATTTAATTAAAGAAATTAAAAATCATTATAATTTAGAAGAATTTTTTAAAACTAAATTACCAAACTATAAAGCCCAAGCAGCCTTATTTACACTTTTAGAAGTCTACACTAGTGAGAATTTATCTAATCCTAACCAGATTATAGAAAATAAAACAGTTTTATTAGAGTATCTTGTTAAGTCTCCTATTAATAAAAAAGAAGTTAGAGAAAATATTTTAGAAGAATTTAAAAATCAAGATAAAGATATTCGAGTATTAGCATATAGAGTATTATTAGAAAAATTTAATGATAAATATGCTGATCTGAACCCGCTCCAAAAATTAGTATTAAAAGAATTTATTAATAGTGTTGATAATACTCCTAAATTAAGAGAATTTTATAATACTAAAATAAATGAAATTAAAAATACTTTATTAACTTTAAATAAAAAAGTAACTAATAAAGCTATTCAAATAAAAGTAAATGAGGTTGTAAATATTTTACCTAATCTAGGTAAAACAGATAAAGTTAATGATGATCATTTAATTAATCTTCTTCAACATTATCAATTAGTTGAAGAGTTAGAAGCAGTAAATGAATAAAAAAGAAAAAATAAAAGAACTCATTCAGACTAAATTAAAAGAAATGAGTGCTACTAGCACTGGTGCTTCTTTCACTACTGGTTTTGGAGAAAATTATCCTACACCTGTAGCTGGTAAAGCTAAAAATTATTATTATAAACTTGGTTTTAGACCTGTTAATAGAAAAGCTTTAAATAAAAAAGCTAAAGGTATTGAAGTAAAACAGTTATGGGAAGAAGAAGAACCTAAATTTGATATTGAAGGCTTTGTTAATAGTTTAGGAGTTGATGATAATATAAAACATTATATAGCGGGGCGACTAGGCGATTTTAATTTATTAGCTGATAGATTAAAAACTCTTATTAAACTAATACAAAATGCTAAAAAAGAAACTATAAATAGCTACAGAGAAACTCCAGAAAAAAGATCTATTTATGGCACAGATTTAGCGATTGAACTTTTAGACGATACTATTAATCAATTTAAATAAATGAAAACACTTCAAACACAATATAATCTTATTAAAGAAGGTAAAGGCGATAAAGCATACTTTATGAAACTTGCTCGATATAACTTCCCAGACCTTGTTACTCCTGTATTATCATATAATGATACTATTACTGTATTAAAGAATAAAAGTATCTTATCTGAAGGTATTGGTGGTGTAGTTACCACAGGTAAAAAGCAAGATTGGCATGCTATCTTTAATGAGAATATGACTAATCTTAAAGAAGAAAAAGAAACTAAAGCTGAAGAAAAAGAAACAACTAAAGAAGTAACTGACATGGCAACACGTGGTTATGACTATAAAGATACTAAAAATTATGATAATGTATTTGGTCAAGAATTCTTAAAAGGATTCTACACTGAAATGCAAGATCCTAAAAATGAAGATAAAACAGTAGAAGAATTAAGAGCAATTGTAGCTAAAAACTTAGTTAAAGATCTTAATTATTATGTTAAAGATGGTCAATTTGGTCTTAAAGGTGTAGGTTATACTGTTGATGTTCCTGGTTTAGGAGAACCAAAACCTGCTAAAGGTAAACATAAGTCTTCAGGTTATGGTGATTTAAAAGAATCAGTATTACGCTCTCAAATTTATTTATTAGCTAAAGAAATATTATCTGAAGGTATTCATGATAAAGATATTACTTCTGCTCCTCATACTAATATTAAAGGAAAAATGGGTGATTATGATCCTAAATCACGAGCTGCTAATTTAGCTAGCCTTGCAAATTTTGGTCCTAAATCAAAACCTGAAAATAATGATGAAGCTTTAAATAAACCAACTGAAGAGGAAAAAAACCTTAACGCTTTAAAAGAAAAAGCTTTAAAACTAGCAGGTGAAGCTTTAATGAGTATAGGAACAAATACTCATAAAGTAGTATTTAATCATGATGGAAAAACAGTAGCTATTGCTTTTAGAGACTCAGAAGAAAAAGCTAATAAAACAGCTGAAAAATTAAAAAAGACGGGTTTATTAAACAATGTAAAAGTTACATCTAATAAATAATAGTGTAATTATGAAACAAATACTTATTGAGACCCAAACTTTTACAGCTAAACCTATTAAACTAGTTGAAGGAAAATCTTCAACTGGTAATCCCTTAGTTGAAGGAATATTAGCTACTGCTGAAGTAAAAAACGGTAATGGTCGTTATTATTCAAAAGAATTATGGGATAGAGAAATTGATAAGTATATGGATAATGTTAAGTATAATAGAGCATTAGGTGAATTAGATCACCCTGATTCTTCTATTATTAACTTAAAAAATGTATCTCATAACATCAAAAAAATATGGTGGGACGGAGACAATGTAATGGGAGCAATAGAAATATTACCTACACCCTCAGGTAATATATTAGCTGCTTTATTCCAAAATGGAATACCTGTAGGTGTATCATCTCGTGGTATGGGTTCATTAAAGCAAAAAGGTGAATTAATGGAAGTACAAGATGACTTTGAATTATTATGTTGGGATTTTGTATCAACACCTTCTAACCCAGGCTCATATATGAAAGAAAAAGGTATGATGAATGAATCTAAAATACCAAATCAACCTAATCAATATATTAAAGTAAATTCTATTATCACAGACATACTTTGTGCTAATGGGACTTGTCCAATCTATTAAAAATAAAAAATTATGATTAAAGATAAAAAAGAAGAAGATCAAATCAAAGAAAGCATACAAAAATGTAAAGCAACAATTGAAGAAAAAATTGAAGATCTTAGAAAAATTTTTTTAAAAGTAGGTGGTAAAGCAGATGCTGTTAAACCTTTAAAAGATACATTAACTACAGTTTCTGATAATCTTTTTAAACAGCTTTTAAAAGCTTTAAATGAAAAAAACACACAAGATGTTAATAAATTAAGAAAAGGAAAAAAATAACCCCTCTTAAAATAGTATTTTAAGACTGATGCCTCACAAAAGTGAGGCATTTCTTTTTAACAAAATGTAATTTTTTGTATATCCACATATATGTATATTCAAATATGCTACCCTTTCCCCTATGTAGCATTAATTAGTTAATAATCTATTACGTTTTCTATTAAACGTATTTCCGAAACAAAATTATTTGAGGACAAATGACTAGAGAAATGCTTAAAGAAGCAATCGCTGATGCTAAAACTATTAAAGAAACAGCAATTGCAAATGCAAAATCTGCTCTGGAAGAAGCTTTCACACCCCAATTAACAGCTATGTTCGCTGAAAGGCTAAACGAGCTTGAATTAGAGGAAGAAGACACACTAGAAGATGATGCAATGAATGAAATGTACAATGAAGGAGAAGACGAAAATCTTGAAGAAGATTTTAATCTTGAAGAACTTCTTGCTGAGTTATCAAAAGAAGATAATGAGGAAAAAATTGAAAAAGAAGGTATGGATAGAGAATCATTAGAAGAAGATCTAATGCTTGAAGACATGTCTGACGAAGAAATTGAAGAACTCGTTATGCAAGTAATTGATGACATGATCGCATCTGGTAAGCTTATGCCTGGTGAAGGCGAAGAAGAAGGTGAAGAAGGTGAAATGGAAGACATGGATGACATGGATGATATGGGTGGTGAGGAAGAAGTAGAAGCTGAAGAAGAAGAAATTGATGAAGACATCAATCTTGAAGAACTTCTTGCTGAAATGGATTCTGATAAAGAAAAAGAAACAGAAGAAGTTAAAGAAGGACTTATTGATGATTCTGAAACACAAAAATTACTTCAACAAATAGTTGATTTTGCCGCTGAGAAAGGTTTAGAAATCTCTCAAGATGTAGCCTTTATGAGCTTAGCAGCCTTATTCCCAGCTGTTTTAGTTGGATCTTTAGCTATTAAACAAATTAATTTTGATAAAGTTAAAGATAAAATAATAAATGTCGCTAAAAAAGTAAAATCCACTACTTCTGGTTTATCTAAGTTATTTAAAGAAGCTAAAACTGAAGATAAAGAAATGGAAGAAACTATTAATGAGCTCCGCAAAGAACTCAATGAAGTTAATCTATTGAACGCTAAGCTTCTTTACACCAACAAAATCTTTAAAACTAAGAATCTTACCGAATCAGAAAAAATTAAGGTTTTAAACACGTTTGACAAAGCAGAAACTGTTAAAGAAGTTAAACTTGTATTCGAAACTTTAACTGAGTCTTTTAAAACTACTACAGTTAAAAAGAACCCAATTAAAGAATCATTAGGATCAGCTTCTAAAACAATTTCAACTGCTACCCCTAAACAACCAATTATTGAGGTTAATGACGCGTTCACTCGTATGCAACAACTCGCTGGCCTTAGAAAGTAAAATTTTTTATTAACAAAACAAAAACCAATTTAAATAATTATGGAAACAATTCAACAATTAGTTGAGTCTGCCAACCCATGGAGATCACTTCAAAGTGATGCAGCTAAATTAGCTCGCAAGTGGGAAAAAACTGGCCTTTTAGAAGGTCTTGGTGAAGATATCAACAAAAACAACATGGCTTTGATGTTGGAAAATCAAGCAAAGCAATTAGTAGTAGAAACTTCTCAAACCAACAGTGGTGGAGCTACTTTCACAGCTGGTACTGGTGAACAATGGGCAGGTATTGCATTACCATTAGTACGTAAGGTATTTGGTCAGATTGCAGCGAAAGAATTCGTTAGTGTTCAACCAATGAACTTACCTTCTGGTCTTGTATTCTTCTTAGATTTCCAATATGGTAATACTAAGAATCCATTTACTCAAAATGGTTCTATGTATGGTAATCGTAATGCTACTGGTCAATATCCATTCGCTAACACAGCTGTTGCTGGTGGTTTATATGGTGCTGGTCGTTTTACTTACACTACTAATCAATTTACAGCTTCATCTGTAACAGCAACCGCTACCTCAGCTTCATGGCAGAGTGTAGGTTTTAATTCAAACTTATCATCTTCTATTGTAGCTGGTACAGTTAAAGCTTTAACTATTTCTTCCTTTACAGCTTCTGTAGCTCCTACAGCTGATATGGACGCAGTTAGAGGTTTCTTCTTAATTTCAGGTTCTAATGTTGTAGCAGCTAACACATTTGCTGAATACACTACTTATGATTTCACTACTGATACTGTAACATTCTATGTAACAGCTTCAACAGCTCAAATCCCAACATTAAACGCATTCACACTTTTCTTTAATAAGAGAACTGTTGATAATAACCGTGGTGATTTTGAAGATGGTCAAACATATTCTACAACCAATGCTGTTGGTGCTTCAGGTACTACAATTTCTATCCCAGAAATTAACATCAGCATGCAATCTCAAGCCATTACCGCTAAGACTAAAAAGTTAAAGGCTGTATGGACTCCTGAATTTGCTCAAGATTTGAACGCATACCAAAACTTGGATGCTGAAGCTGAATTGACAAATATCATGAGTGAGTATATCTCATTAGAAATTGACCTTGAAATCCTTGATATGTTGATTGAAGATGTTCCTTCAACTAACATTGAGTATTGGAGTGCTATTAATAACAACTTTATTAATAATACTAATACTGGTTTTGACGCAGCTACTGTAGCTGGTGGTGGTTTCTATAACAACCAAGGTGGTTGGTTCCAAACTCTTGGAACTAAACTTCAAAAGTTGAGCAACCGTATTCACCAATTAACCCTTCGTGGTGGTGCTAACTTCATGGTAGTTTCTCCAACTGTAGCTACAATCATCGAGTCTATCCCTGGATTCGCTGCTAATAGCAATGGTGATGCTGCTGACA